TCACAAAAGAAGAAATCGCAAGACGCCAGTTTGATATGTTTGGCAATGTGTAACCGCTAAAAGTGAGAAAAAACGTCCGAAAGGGCGTTTTTTATGAGCAAAATAAATTTTATTGGAGTATGATTTTGCCGAACCATTTATAACTTAAGGAAAAAACATGAAAAAACTACTATATGCCTTTTTTGCTGGTGTGCTAGCTTGCTCATTGACCGCCTGTTCCGAAGATGAAGACCTAAATGCGCCAACGTACGAGGAAACTTCAGATGTGCAAGTAGCCCTTTATAAATTGCTTCCGGAAAATAGTGGTAAAGCAGCAAGTTGTCGAAGTAGAAAAGTTGGTGAACATTACTATCTCGCCTGTAACTATATCTCTGTGGGATCAGCACCATCATCGCTATATGTTTTCTATTACGACAAAGTAAAAGACCCGGTTAAACGCTTTTATGCGTTGAATGGTAAAGCCATGAGCCTATATGATGAACAGTTAAAAAATGAGCCGATTTTAGGCAACTATAAAGACAGTTTTGGTTTGCCTCTGCCGGAAAGTATTAATATGGGCGAAGTAATGAAAGAGTTTGAATTTATGCGCAAATAACGTCTTTAAATCAATTTAAAATCAATAAAACGACATCCGTTTTAAACTCCTTTTTAGTCTTACAAAAGGAGTTTTTTTATGTCTTTATCCTTACCTATCACAAAAATTGTGATCCATTGCTCCGCTACTCGTAACGGCAAGCAACTCAGAACAGTTAATCAAACCGCCGCTCAACGTATTAATGACTGGCACTCACAACGCGGCTTTAAACGCGACCCAATTTTAGCCAAAAAATTCAACCCGCATCTGCCTAATATTGGTTATCACTTTGTAATTGACACCGATGGCACGGTTGAAACAGGCCGAATGGTTGGCGAAGTTGGCGCGCACGTAAAAGGTCATAATCAACACTCGCTAGGCATTTGCCTTGTTGGTGGTATTGATGCAAGCGGTCACAACCACGGCGAATACACCGAAAAACAATGGCTCGCGTTGCACAAATTGTTACAAAAACTAGAGAGCGAACACCCCAGCGCACGCATTTGTGGACATCGTGATTTGAGTCCAGACGTTAATGGCGACGGCACAATCACCCCGAATGAGTGGATTAAAGACTGTCCTTGTTTTGATGTTTGGGCGTGGTTGGATAGTGAGCAAGTGATTAACGTTGACCATTTATTTCGGGGGTAAATATGGGACTTGCAATGTTTTTATTCGGCGTGTTCGTCTTTTTAGCCGTTATTTTACTAATTATAGACCAAGAGGTTGCTGCACTTTTGTGCGCTGGCGGAGCGGTATGTTGTTTTGTCGTTATCATCACAATGATCAACATTCAGAACACCTGCCAGGACTACGGCAAATTTAATGTGGGCGGTAATTTCTATCAATGCCAACAAATTCAGGAGCCCAAATGAGCAAACGCGTAAAAAACACAACCGCCACTAAAGGCTGGGGAAATTACAAAGCCCCACGTTGTAAACCAAGCAACAACGCAAAGCGCAACCGCGCAATCAATGGCGTAACGACTGCCGCACAAGGTTTTTACTTATATTGGAGTTACTAATGTTTTCACAACTTATCACTAACGCCGATGGTCGCCTGTCAACTACTGCATTTATCCAGTTCTTTGGAGCACTTCTTATGGCGGGGATTTTGGTGTTTTGCGTATGGTTAAATCGCTCCTACGTACCGGAATTATTCACGACATTTGCTATTTTTTGCGGCGGTGGCGCAGCAACGAAAGGCTTCGCCAATGCAATGCAAAGCAGAAATAGCCAAGGGGGCTGAAATGATTAATCTTTATATTGTTGGGGCGGCTTTCGCCGTTTTGGCTGGCGTGTTTATCCATGGTCGTGTACAAGCGGCAAAAATTCGCAAACAGCAAGAAGAGATTGAATTCGTAAAACGTGAAGCGGCCGCAGTCGCCCAGGAGTTAGAAAATGCAAACACAGCAAAAAACATTACTGAAACTAACCGCACTTTGTCTAGCAAGTCTGTTGATGAGCAGCTGCAGTCAAAAGGTTATTTCCGTGAAGACTAGCGGATGTTCAGCATTCGGTCTTATTTATCCAAGCCGTAAAGATACAGAAGAAACCAAACGGCAGGTGCTTAATCATAACTTGACTTATGAAAAAATCTGCCAAAAGAAGGAACCTAAATAATGCTAGAAACACTGGAGTTTATCCAGCGCCATTGGGCAATCGTTGTGGCGATTGGCGGGGCTGTGTGGACATATTTTTGGTTGACCATGGACAGCAAATACGCGCGCAAAACCGATGTGTCAGACTTGCGCAAGGCGATTGAAAACAATGAAAAAAGCCTTTCAGAAGTCAAAGGCGAATTAAGACATCTGCCAACTTCAAAAGAAGTGGCTGATTTGCGTTTATTAATGACGGAAATGAAAGGCAAAACCGACGTATTAAATACCAATATTGGCAGCCTTAACCATCAAGTGAAGTTGTTAATTGAAAAAGAGGTAAATAAAGAATGATGCGCCAAGATATTTTCACAAAAGACCAACGATTGGTGATTCTGCGCTCACTTGAAGAGTGTGGCTATGATGCCAATGAAAGCATTTTAAATGATTGCTTAGATATGTATGGCCACGATATTAGCCGAGACTTAGTGCGAAACCACCTGTTATGGCTTGAAGAGCAAGGCTTAATTACGCTGGCTCGTTTAAACAATAACGGCAAAGATTTCTTCGTGGCTACTATTACACAGCGTGGGTTGGATGTGGCACAAGGTCGCGCTTTCGTGGACGGCGTAAAAAAGCCAAGTCCAAAGATTTAAACCTAATTTAAAGGAGGTTTAAATGACCGATAAAAACACACGCGGCCGCGCAAGCAAAGTGGACTTACTTCCACCTAATATCAAAACCCAACTGGCAATGATGTTGCGGGACAAACACTTTTCACAAGCGCACATTCTTGAAGAAATCAACGACCTGATCCGTGATTGCGGGTTAGATGACAGTTATCAATTAAGCCGCACAGGCCTTAACCGTTACGCCAGCCGCATGGAACAAATGGCGAGCAAAATTCGCAACGCGCGTGAAGTCGCTGAAATTTGGACGAAACAATTCGGTGAAGCGCCGCAGAGCGATATTGGCAAGCTATTGATGGAAATTGTTAAGAACCTAGCGTTTGAAACGTCCATTGGTATGAGCGAAAACGGCCAGGCCGAACCCAAAGACCTTGCATTATTATCGTCTGCTATTCAACGCTTAGAACAGGCTGAAAGTTTAAGTTTTAAACGTGAGCAAGCAATACGCCAGGAAACTATTAAGCGTGCTGCAGAAGCAGTGGAAGAAGTAGGGAAAGAACAAGGCGTGAGTCTTGAAGATGTGCAAAAAATGGTAAAAGCAGTTTATGGCATCGAATAAAACCGTTCTCTATAACTATCAAAAAAACTGGCTAAATGATAAAAGCCGGTTCAAGGTGGCTATGTTTGCTCGTCAGACGGGTAAAACATTTACGACCACTTTTGAAATTGTGATGGATTGTTTGGCGGCAGAAGCCAAGGGTGAACGTACTCGCTGGGTTATTTTATCTCGCGGGGAACGCCAGGCAAAAGAAGCGATGAACGAGGGGGTAAAACGCCACCTTGAAGCGCTAGGCATGGTTTGTGAAGTATTGGAAGTGCCGTTTAATTCAACAATCAACGCGCTTGAAGTTGTTTTTCCAGGTGGCTCAAAAATCACCGCGCTTCCCGCTAACCCTGATACCGCCCGTGGTTTCTCGGCAAATGTGTTCTTAGATGAGTTTGCCTTCCATGCAGATAGCCGCGAGATTTGGAAAGCATTATTCCCGGTAATCTCTGCTGGATGGAAATTGCGCGTGGTATCAACTCCAAACGGCAAGGGGAATAAGTTTTACGAATTAATGACCGATGTCAATAACACTGAATGGTCTCGCCACACAGTTGATATTTACCAGGCGGTTGCTGACGGATTGCCACGTGATGTTGAACAGCTTCGCCGTGGTTTAAATGATGAAGACGCTTGGGCGCAAGAATTTGAACTCAAATGGCTAGATGAAGCAAGTGCATGGCTATCCTATGACTTAATTGATGGCGTAGAACATCCGGACGCTGGCAAGCCCGAACTCTATCAAGGCGGTGCTTGTTTTGTGGGAATGGATATCGCGGTGCGCAATGACTTGACGGTGATTTGGGTGGTTGAATTGGTAGGCGATGTGTATTGGACGCGAGAGATTGTGACATTAAAACGCGTGCAATTACGCCAACAACAGGAAGAATTAAACCGTATCATGCGACAGTATCACGTAGTAGGCGGCAATCTTGACCAAACAGGCATGGGTGAAAAGATGGTCGAGGACGCACAGCATGAACACGGCAAGCGAATTCAAGGTGTCCTTTTTAACGTTTCCACCAAACTAAAAATGGCCACTATCGGTAAGACGGCATTTGAAGACCGCAAAATTCGCATCCCGCAAGGTGACGCAGATTTGCGAGAAGATTTACACAAGCTCAAAAAAATAACCGGCAGCAATGGCCAACCACGGTTTACCGCAGAAAGCGACAGTAACGGTCACGCCGACCGAACCTGGGCGTGTTTTTTAGCTTTAACCGCCGCAACGGAGGCGGTTATGCAACCGGTCAAGGCGTACAGCCGTAAACAACGAACAAGTCGTAAAATGACCCAAGGATATTAATTATGACAACAAAAAAACAAGATTTAATCGGCGTCATCGCTACCCGCGCGAAGGCTATCGACTTTTGGTCGTTTATGCACTACCTCCCAAACCCGGATCCTGTATTGAAGAAAATGGGGCGCGACATTTCAGTCTATCGCGAAATTTTGTCAGATAGCCATGTGGGCGGTTGTGTTCGCCGCCGTAAAGCTGCCATTAAAGGTTTAGAGTGGCGCATTACCCCAACTGGAAATGAAAAAACAGATGAAATCCTGGCCTCGCTTTTTGACCGTTTACCGGTAAATAAAATCATCAATCAAATTTTAGATGCTACCCTGTTCGGTTACCAGGCGCTTGAGGTAATGTGGGCAAGTGAGAACGGATTATTACTCCCGTCTGAAATAGTCGGAAAACCACAAGAGTGGTTTGTATTTGATGAAGACAACCGTTTAATGCTGCGCACAAAAGAGAACCGCAATGGCGACATTGTGCCGGAAAAGAAATTTTTACTCGCAACCCAACAGGCCGACTACATGAACCCATACGGTCGTGCAGACCTGGCGATGTGTTTTTGGGCGGCGACCTTTAAGAAAGGCGGGTTCAAGTTTTGGTTAGAATTCGCTGAAAAATATGGCTCGCCGTGGTTGGTAGGCAAATACCCAAGAAACGCCAACGTTCATGAAATTGATGAGTTGTTAGATAGCATGGAAAAAATGCTCGGCACAGCCGTGGCCGCCATCCCGGATGACAGCTCTATTGATATGCTTGAAAGCGGAAGCAAAGGCGGGTCATCACAGGTGTTTGATGATTTCCTCCGCTACTGCAAATCAGAAATCGCCATCGCATTATTAGGGCAAAATCAAACCACAGAAGCAGAAGCAAATCGTGCAAGCGCCACGGCTGGCTTAGAAGTGACCCGTGATATTCGTGACGATGATGCCAGCATAGTTGAAGGCGTGTTTAACCAATTATTAGCCTGGATTTGCGAGTTAAATTTCAACGTGGATACGCTGCCGACATTTGAGCTTTACGAACAGGAAAGCATTGATAAATTACAAGCAGAACGTGACGGTTTATTGGCGGGTTTAGGCGTGCAATTTACCGAACAATACATCATGCGAACCTATGGGTTTGAAGAAGGCGACATTGTAGTTACAGCACCTGAAAAAAGTGCGGTCAAAAATACGGCTGATTTCGCCGAGGCGATTCCTAAAACTATCGTGGAAACCATTGGGGAGCAGCTAGAAGTCGAAGGTGAACCCTTTGTGGAAGAATGGCTGCAAACCATCCAGGATAAGCTATCACAAGCAGAAAGCCTGGAAGATTTTCGCAACCAATTAGACAGTTTGATCCCTGAGTTGAGCTTTGCAGAATATGGCAAGGTGATGGCGTGGGCATCAACAACAGCACACTTTGCTGGCCGTCAATCCGTAGAAGATGAGCGTAAATAAAATGAGTAAATTCACTTTTGAAGAGCAGGTCAAATATTTTGAGAAGAAACTCAATTTGCCTACTAATAGCTATTTAGACGTGCTGGGTGAAGAACACGACTACTTTTTTATGGTGGCCGGCGCAAACCGTAATGAAGTGTTGACCGCATTTCGCGAAGCAGTAGACGATGCCATTGAAAATGGTGAAACCTTAGAGGGATTTCGTAAGCGTTTTGATGAAATCGTGGCAAATACCGGCTGGCAATATAACGGCGGGCGAAACTGGCGCATACGAATTATTTACGACACCAACGTTTATGGGGCATATAACCGGGGGCGCTTGGCGCAGCATTTGGATTTGGTCGATGTATTGCCTTATTGGGAATATCACCACCATGATAACGAACATCCGCGTGAGGAGCATATCGCGTTAGATGGCACAATTCTACCGGCCACAGATCCGTTTTGGCGCTATTATTACCCTATCAAAGCGTACGGCTGCCACTGTACAGTATCAGCGCACGATGCCGATGATTTGGCCGAAATGGGGCGGAAAGTGAGTCCATCACCTGAAATTGAGTGGGAGGATAAACTGGTAGGCGTTCGCTCCGGCAACCCAAGAACAGTACGCGTGCCGAAAGGTTATGATGTAGGCTTCGCGCCTTATAACTTTGAGCGGTTAACTCAATCTCGCGATGTTGATGTGGACAAGTTGTTATTGCAAAAAATGACAAATGCCGAGCCGCATTTAGCGAGCCTGTTAATTGATGACGTATTGAAGAACCCAAAAGCCATGGTGTTATTAAACGGCGCGATGAAAGAAATGGTCGATACAGTCAGCCAGCAAAAAGTTGCACGTGGCAATATGAAGTATGTGGGGACAATTCCTGAACCGGTATTAACTAAACTAGATAATTTAGAAAAAGCCCCGCAGAGTGCGGTAATCGCCGTGCGTGATGAAGATGTGCTGCATGCATTACGTGATACCAAACAAGCAAAAGGCATCAGTTTGCCTGTGGAGTTTTGGGAACAGTTACCTGAAAAACTGAGAAACCCAAAGGCAATTTTACTTCAATCGAAAGAACAACAACGCAATAAAAATGCGGGCGACGCGTTGTTATTTATCTATGAAACAGAGAAAGGCAAAGTCGCGGTTAAGATGGACTATGAAGTAAAAATCAAGGATGAATTGAGTGGTAAAAAACTGGCTCGTAAATTGAATATTGTGAGAACGGCAAGCGTGATTGAAGATTTTACCCAGCTTGGGGCATTTGAAGTGTTGTATGGTTCGCTGTAATAGTTTGCCTGATTCGAACAGGATAATCAGCCGTCTTTCGACCCTGGACCCTTTCCAGTTGGTAACCCCTATTACAGCGTATAACCTTTTGCGGTGGTTTGCCTGATTCGAACAGGATAATGCGGGCTTTCGCCAAGCAACCTTTCCAGTAGGAAACCCCCACCGCAATTTCACTATACGCCCAGGCATTATTTTTATCAAGAGAAAATTATGTTAAAGATTACCATTAACGATAATCAAGCCATTCAGAAATTGACAAGCATTGCAAATCAATTAGAAAAGCCACGTCAGTTGTATGGTTTGCTGGGCGAAACATTGAAAAAAATTCATGATGCCCGCTTTAAAGCAGAGATTGATCCAAAAGGTAATCGCTGGCAAGCGTTATCGCCCCGCACGAAAGCGTTAAAAATGAAACGCGGTAAAAGCACAAAGATTTTACGCCAAGATGGTTACCTATCAGACAGAACCGCGTATAATTACGATAATGACCATGTTGAGTTTGGTAGTGACGCGAAATATGCGCGCCTACATCAATTCGGTGGAAACGCCGGACGTGGTCGTAAAGTAAAAATTCCAGCGCGCCCATGGTTGGGTATCAACGAAAGTGACGGTCAAAAACTTCTGAAAAAATCCACCGCACTTTTACAACGACAAATTGACAAAAATTTAAAGTAAAAGCAAAAAATCAAAATAACGCCACAAATTCGCGCCACAGAGCTTTTATTTAAAATTAATGCAATTTATCGACAGAAAAAATTTAAATCGATTTGAAGCGATTTGAACGCCATTTAAAGCGTTTTAAATTTAAAGATAAAGTGCATTTTAATCCCGCATCAAAAATCCCTCTTTTATTCTTTCAACCACTTTAAAATTCAAGTCCGCATTTTTTCTCTATGCTAGCGGTATTCAAACGAGGATACCTTATGCAATTAATTGAGATTTTCAAAGCGGGCAAACGCACTGATGCAAATGGCTTAGAAGTGGAAATTACCACAGAAGATTTGCAACAAGCGGTCAATGCCTACAACGTAAACTTTCATGAGTCCCCGGCTGTAATTGGCCATCCTAAACACAACGCCCCAGCGTATGGTTGGGTAAAGCGCCTTGAATTAGACGGCGATGTATTAAAAGCCGAATTCGACCAGGTAGACCCTGAGTTTGCCGAAATGGTAGATAAAGGGCGATTTAAAAAAGTCTCATCATCATTTTATTTAGCGGACAGTCCAAACAACCCTTGCCCTGGCAATTTGTATTTGCGCCATGTTGGATTTTTAGGTGCGATGCCGCCAGCGGTAAAAGGACTGCGCAACCCGGAATTTGCTGAAGACGAGCAAGGCGTGGTTGATTTTTCTGATTGGGCAGAAGCCAGCCTTTGGCGTCGCTTGCGTGATTGGTTTATTGGCGCGCACGGCCAGGAAGAGGCCGATAAAGCCATCCCGGACTATCTCGTATTAAGCGTGCAAGAAGAGTCCATCCGAAACGAATATAGACGTATCAACCAAGCGGAAGTCGGCTCGCCTATTCCTAGTTTTAACGAACCCACTTTAGAACAACCTTCAGAACCACAAGGAGAACCTGAAATGACCCCTGAAGAAATTGAACAGCTCAAGGCAGAAAACCAACAGTTGAAAGCCGAAAAAGCTGAAGCAGCACTTAACCAAGCCAAAGCCGACAATGCCGACTTTGCCGAGGGTTTAGTAAAAGCGGGCAAATTAGCCCCGGTGGCAAAACAACAGGCCATTGATTTATTAAATCTCGGTTCAACAACTGCAGCTGGCGGTGTGGTTGAATTCGGTGAGGGTGAAAGCCTACACGGAAAAATCAAGGCGTTTTTAGAAGCGCAGCCCGCTATCGTTGAATTTAACGAAGTGGCTACCAAAGAAAATGCCACAACCGCAGAAGACGGCACGGTGGAATACGCCGAAGGCACAAGCGCTGAGTCCATTGATATGGACAAGAAAGTCCGCGCTTATATGAAAGAACACAATGTGGGCTACACAACCGCATTTAACGCAATCACTCAATAAGGAGCAAATGCATGACTGATTTATCAAAACAACGCGTAGTTGACCCGGTATTAACGGCGCTCGCACAAGGTTATTACAACGGCAACATGATTTCTGAAGTGTTGTTCCCTATCGCTGAAACGCAAAAAGAAGGTGGCAAAATCCCTACATTCGGTCGCTTAGCGTTCCGTTTACAAACCACCAAACGCGAGCTTCGTGCGGCATCAAATCGTTTAACGCCGGAAGATATTGGTTCATTGACTGTTGTTTTAGAAGAAAACGACATCGAATATCCAATCGACATCCGCGAAGTGAATGAAACCGAAGGTGTTTATCCATTACGCCAATATGCAACCGGTGTGACACAAGATGTCATCGCACTCGGTCGTGAAAAAGCTTGTGCGGACTTAGCTTTAAACGAAGCAAATTACGAAACCACAAACAAAGTGACCTTAAGCGGCACGTCTCAATTTACCGACCCTAATTCAGACCCTATTGGTGTGATTAAAACCGGTATTCGTGCAATTAAACGCACCACTGGCCGTAAACCAAACGTTTGTGCAATTTCCGGTGACGTGTGGGAAGTGTTAAGCGAACACCCGAAAGTATTAGAAAAAATCAAATACGTGGCGACTGCCGTATTAACACCGGAAGACTTTGCAAAATTAATCAAAGTAGATCGCGTTGTTGTGGGTGAAGCGGTGCATGAACAAGCTGGCGAATTAAAAGATATTTGGTCGAAAGCGATTGTGTTGGCTTATGTTGCGCCGGCATCAAAAGAGCAAAAACAAAATATCTACGAACCATCATTTGGTTATACCGTGCGCCGCAAAAACGGCTTATATGTAGATACTTACACCGAAGTGGGTGGCAAAGTTGAAATCGTTCGCACGACCGATATCAATAAACCATACATCGTAGGTAAATCTGCTGGTTACTTAATCAAAGGTTGTATTTAACCCCAATTTGAACCGCATTTAAACGCGATTTAAGTGCGGTTTAATTTCAACTTATTTTAAGGGTGAATTATGTCAGATAAACAAAAAACAGCATTTTTGGTCGCAGCAGCGATGGCAATTTTACACAACGGCAAGCGATATGAGCAAAACGATGTCATTGAGCTTACCGAAGAAGAAGCCGACAAGCTCGCGATTTACATTACGCCGGCTGAAACTAACGGCGAGCAACGCGCACAAGCTGAACAAACAGCTAGCGATGAATTAACCGCAGCTGAACAGGTTGAAAGCGATGCAGAAGAAGCGGCCGCTGAAACTGCAGCGGAAGAGTCAGGCGAAGAAGCGGGCGAAACCACAAAATCAAGCAAAGGTAAAAACAAGTAATGTATATCACGGCACAAGATTTAGAAGATGTAATGAGCGAAAGTACGCTAATCGCCCTATCAAATGATACATCACGCGCAACTACCGCAAATCAGATGACATTGGATAAGGCTTGCGAATACGCCACGGAAACCGTGGACGGCTATTTGCGCTCGCGTTACGTCTTGCCATTAAATCAAGTGCCGACCTTGGTGCGCAATATTTGTTTACAAATCGCACGTCATTGGTTGTATTCCCGACGCCCTGACGGTAAAGGATTTCCGGACAATGTTCGCGAAACCCACGCACAAGCCTTGAAAGACCTGGAACGGATTCAAAACGGCAAACTGCATCTCGGACTAACGGAAATCGGGAGTGCGGCCGATGACAACTACCCAACCGCGCTGAAATTCAACACTCGCGCGCCACAGAAGCTCGATTTAACAGGATATTAATATGAGTGCAACGCTGCCGATTTTAGAAAGCATACAGCAACGGATAGCCGATAAAACGGACAAGTTCAGCATTGAGTTATTTCCTGACGATTTGGAGCACTACAATCTCACAGACGAATTCGGTGCTGTTTTGGTGCAATACGCCGGGTCGAAGTTTGAAAGCATCGACAGTGTGGATGTCATCCAGCAACGCCGAGTGGTTATGGTTGCGCTTACTGTGATTGCTCGAAGTCAGCATGACGACCACGGGGCAATCGAAATGTTAGACCAGCTCCGCTTGGCAATAGTTGGATTTAGACCAACTAACTGCACAGCGTGTAGTTTAGTGAGTGAAGAGTTTGGCGGCGAGTCAGACGGTCTTTGGCAGTATCAGCTTTTAGTGCAGACCGAAACATGGCAAGTGGAGCTTTGCGAACCAAGCGATTTACCTAAATTTACCACCGCACGCTATCGCCGTGCGGATAAACATAATCCCAAACAACCATAGGAGAAAATTATGGCATTCCATCACGGGACGAAAACAATTCGCGTAGCAGGTGGTTCTGTTGCGGTGGAAACTGTCGACGGTGCAATTATTGGTATCGTTGGTACAGCACCTATCGGCGCGGTGAATGAATTGACAGTGTGTCAAACGACCAAAGATTTTTCAAAATTTGGCGTAATCTTAGGCAAGGGCTTCACGCTTCCTGACGCGTTTGATGTTTTATCTCGCTATTCAGCGGGCAAAGTGTATGTGGTCAATGTTTTAGACCCAGCAAAACACAAAACAAGCATTACCGATGAGGTATTAACGCAAGACGATAATACCTTGCGCGCGAAAACCAAGCATCCTGGTCTTTTAAATTTAACCTTAACCGCAGGCCGCACTTTAACTGAAGGTAGCGATTATGCAGTAGATTTGCAAACGGGTGAAATTACTCTAAAAGCAAAACACGAAACATTAAAAGCGACTTATGAATACGCCGACCCAACAAAAGTGACGGAAGACGACATCAAAGGTGGTATTGATTCTGCAACCGGCAAACGCAAAGGATTTGAGTTATTGCGCGACGGCTTTAACTTATACGGTGCTGATGCGAAGATTTTAATCTGTCCTGAGTTTGATAAGACAGCAAGCTGTGCGGCTGCTTTAACAACGCTCGCAGAACAGCTGAAAGCGGTGGCTTATGTGCAATTACCAAAAG